TATAATGTCATCACCTAAAACCATATATTGGTTAAAGGGCTCGTTGAGCTTTAGTAGTCCTAACTTCACGACTTGTTTTACTGAATACTCCACAGCAAAGTGGTGCGTAACAGCAAGCATAGCTCATGAAGATAAGGCCCCCATTGGTTGTCCAACCGCATATCTAACACTCTTAGGGTAGTTAGGGTTGTCTTTAGATCAAAATAGGTGTTGATATTTAGCCGGAAGATAATAATCTCTTCCAACTAATACTTCACCTCATGCAGTACCTAAACCATCTTTCAATCCATTTAGGATTTCAATTTGGATAGATAAAGGTAGTCGGTCTGTCGCAGCCGATAAATCAAAACTAAAAACTTTGTTATTAGTTTGACTTATTGCTTGACGAGCTCGTTCTACCCCTGCAGATTGATCAAAGGTAGCATCTACTCCCTTAAATCTCGTTTTTAAAACAGAGAATAAGTGACGATGTAACGGTTGACATAACCACTGGGTAACTGGATCTACAATAGCGAATACTCTAACTTTGTTAGGTTCGTCTTTTGTAGCCAGCTTTCCTAAGGGAAGACTATTTATATGAGGAAATTCTGCCAATATCATTTTACCAATATCAAAGATATTGTTAAATTGACTCTTTAATTTTAAGTGAACTGCCAAATTCAGCATTGCTGCTGTCAATGACGGGTTCCTTAAGATAGAGGCTGCATAGGTACCAAGAGCACTTTGTGAGTTAACACTAATTTTCTTTAAATTTAGTTGTTTTCTCAACTCAGATGAACCTGGACCTGATGAAACCATTGGCGAAGGACTTCATGATAAACGTCTTTCTCACATAGGAAGTGTACTTCCAAATAGCTTTGCTGACTCATGAATTGAGTCCTTAATCGCTATACCTGGTTGTACTATTGTCTTAATATTGATTCTACCTGGTACATCAAGTACTCGGTATAATCCACAAAAAGACAATACTAAAGTGAATTCTCAACAAGGATATGACATCTTTCTTCTCCAGAAAACTGGAATGAAGCGCGGTACACCTCCCCCTGTCAATGCGACATGAGATCCGTAGATAGCTGAATTGCATTGTGGTTTCCCACTTTGCACAGCAAACAAGTACTGAGTACTTGCTTTTAGGTAAAGAGATAAACTCTTATACCCTTCTCTACGAACTTTACGTGACGCAAAACGGCATAAATGCAATGATCCCAAAACCATCGATTTCGATCTAGTACCGGCAATCATGCTCCCAATATTTAATAGAGGGGACATCATTGCTGTCGAGCTTTTTACGACTCGAGCCCAGTTAAAGGCGCTACCAACATTTTTAATAAATGCAGCGACTTGTTGTCGCAGTATTTTAATTAGATTTGTTTTGTTAGCTTTATTATTTAAAAGTTTTTTATTTAATAACGGATATTTATCCACCTTGAACACTTCAGTTCCCGGTCCAATACAATCGGACCTAGGCTGCAGGGCACCATTCGAAGTTATGGCTTATTAACCATTGAGGTTGTCAGTACATGATCGAGCTTTCACCGATGGAAACCCCGTATGATAAATAAAAGAGTAACTTTTATTATACTTCATTGTATTAAAAGAGGTTCAATAAATAGGTATTATAACTATTACATTAAACTTAATAATAAAAGAGTAATTTTATTAAGAAAACTTACTTTCACTTATACATACTTTCTTTCCATCTGAGGAAGAACCTGTATGATGCCTCTGGTATCCAGTTTCTGACTCTATGTCGATAGGGCATTCCCTTCGACGAAGTATGTAGGGTGCTAGCCTAACCATCTCCGCCTGCGCTGCGAACACTGAAGCCTACTACGCCCTAAAGAGTAGTGGTCGTACATTGGATACCCGAATTACGTCGGGGCCAGTGACAATAGGTAACCAGTTTTCAGATGCTATGCTTTAACAAAGCAGATCCAACTAAGGTACAAATCGCCACCGTCTGAAACTCAGACGTTGGTTGAGAGTAGAGACTTTCATCTC